AGCGATGTCGGTGTGGTCGGCGTGGTCGGGGGCTGGGCCATCGGCAGGGTCGGGGGCGGGGCCGGTGGCAGGGCCGTCGGGAGGGTCGGGGGCTGGGCCGGTGGCTGGGCCGTCGGCGGGGTCGGGGGCAGGGCCATCGGCTGGGCCGTCGGCAGGGTCGGGGGCAGGACCATCGGCTGGGCCGGTGGCTGGGTCGGGGGCTGGGTCGTCGGCTGGGCCGGGATGGTCGGCGGCTGGGCCGGGATGGTCGGCGGCAGGGTCGGGTGTGATCTTGGTTGACAAACGTTATACATCAGAGTATATAGATTAACTATGAATCCACTTTGGATAACGGAGCGTGAGGCGTCCGACTATCTCACCGAGCGAGGTCACACGTTCGGCCAGAGGTCTTTGAGGGTTGTCCGGTCGCTGGACCGGAGCCGGACGGACAAGAAAGGACCGCCGTACATCAAGGTTGGCAACAAGGTTTTTTATGAGCGGGGCGAGCTAGACAAATGGATGTCAGGGCGTGTAAAGAGGTTTTGATTTTTGACGAGCGAGAGCAGGTATCCGCTCAGGACGGTCAGGTATACAAAGTAGGATTTGACGACTGGCCGGTGTATTTAGTGATAGTGACAACTAACAATGACCTTGGAGGATTTTATGGACAACCTGAGCTTGTGGGACGCAGTAAAACGTCCGCCTGAATCCGCTCTGAAACAGATTCGTGGCGGCCGTCTGGTCGGCATGACCGACATCAACCCGCAGTGGCGCTATCAGGCCATTACTGAGCAGCTTGGACCGTGCGGCGTCGGCTGGAAGTACACAATTGACAGGTATTGGCTGGAGCCAGGCACAGACGGACAGATGGCGGCGTTCGCTCAAGTGTCGGTATCGGTCAGATTGCCGATCGTCGTGTCAGGAGACGGGCGCGCAGAGGTGATGTGGTCTGAGCCAGTGCCTGGGATCGGAGGCAGCATGCTGATCGCGCAGGAGAAATCAGGTCTACGTACCAATGATGAGGCATACAAAATGGCCACGACGGACGCCTTATCCGTCGCGTTAAAGATGCTCGGGGTCGGGGCCGACATCTACATGGGCCGCTGGGACGGCTCGAAATACAGAGATGATCAACCTGATCCGGACGGGCAGGACGCGCCGGGCATCATCACGCCAGAACAAGCCATCCTTTTGGGGGTTATGCTATCCGAGACTCAAACGGACCACGAAAAATTTCTGAATTTCTACGGGGCTTCCAGCGTGGAGAGTTTCCCGGCATCGAAATTCATCCACGCCCACAAAATACTGACCGACAAGGTGAAAAAATGAACGATTACATCAATAAGGCCATCATCAAAGGCGTCGCTGGCCGTGAGGCCAAGTCCGGCAAAACAAAGACCGGGGCAAAGTGGGCGAACGTGTCGATTTGCACGGAAGAAAGCTGGACCGACGCGCAGGGCGCGGCACAGAAAAGGACGGAATGGCATTCCGTGTCCGCGTTCGGCGAGTCCTCTGACCTGATCGCCAAAATCCGCAAGGGCGACGTGGTGCGGGTTGAGGGCAAAATCCAGACCTCGACCAAGGTCGGGGCCGATGGTGTCAAGGTCTACTACACCTCGATCCAGGCGTTCAAAACCGAGGTCGGCGACTACAGGCCCGAAAAGCAGGTTGCGGAACGCTCGGACGAACCTGATCTAAACGACGAAATCCCTTTCTGACAGTAGTTTTTAACGGTAGTACTCACTTACCTGACCTTGGAGGTCACACCATGAACGAACGAGACATGCAGCAACCCGACGACCGCGACCCGTTCGCGGCCATGACAGCAAACGAGCGCGCTGAGTACGAGGCGTGGTCGGAATCGCTGATGGCCACGTTTAACGAGGTGGAGGCCTGCCCGACCTGTCGCGCCAAGTACTTGCGAGACTGCAAGTGCCAGTTAAACAACGGGCCGGACCACTACAGCGCAACCTGGGGGCAGCTATGAAAACATTTCCGACAACGATGGAGCGGCTCGAAAGCAGCGCCACCAATCACTGGCGTGATACATCCTGCGTGGACAACTCGGATTACTGGAAGGGTACGCAAGCATACTTTAATGGCGTCGCGCTGGGGCTGCTGATTGCCAATGAGTTGCCCGCCTACTTTGCGGCGAGCGAGATAGCCAACTTGGCTGAAGCGCGTGGAGATCTGGCGCGGGGCCGGGACAAGGTGAAAGGTTATGCAGACCTTGTTTTCATGCGTAAACAGGCGGGCTAGAACCATGATGCCAATGTTGGTGTGGGTCGTGGTGTCGGTCGTCGTGGCTCTGCTGGTCGGCGCTATTATCAACAAATTCGGGGGTGGAGAATGAATTTTGTCAAATTGAAACAGGGGTCTTCGGAATGGCTGGAGTTACGCCGCGTGCATGGCGGCTCCAGCGAGGCCGCGTGCATTATGGGCTGCGCCAAGTATCAGCCGGACACATGGCTGAAACTCTGGCGGCTCAAGGCGGGCAAGGACGCGCCGCAGAAACAGAACCCGGCCATGGCTCGCGGTCTGGCCCGCGAGCCGATCACCAGGGCGAGCGTGGTCGCCAGTATGGGTATGGATTTCAGCCCAGCGATTGGCGTGATGGGGCATCTGATTGGGTCCTTCGACGGCATTTCGCCGGACGGCAAGACGATCCTGGAAATCAAAAATCCCATGAGCGCCGAGGGGGACACGTGGAAAGCCGCTCTCAGAGGCGAGATAGAGCCGCACTACATGGCTCAGATTCAGCATTTGCTGTTGGTGTCGGGCGCGGATAAATGCCTGTTCGTGGTGGACGTTGAGGGCGAGCCTCATTGGACCAGCGTAGTTTTACCGGATCTGTATTACCGGACGCTACTGGTACACCAGTGGGCGACGTTCTGGAAGCATATCGAGGAGTTCAGCCCGCCCGCCGCCTCCGATGGCGACATCACGCCGATGCTGGGAGACGACTGGATTCTGGCCGCGAGCCGATACAGGACGGCAATCGTCAACCTCAAGGCGGCTGAGATTGTTGTTGACGAGGCGAAGAAGTCATTGATCGCCATGTGCGATGGCCACAGCGCCTGTCAAGGCCAAGGGCTGCGGGTACAGAACGTGTTCAGGAAGGGCACTGTGGATTACGCGAAGGTGCCTGAGCTGACCGGACTTGATCTTGAGCAGTACCGAAAGAAGGGAGTCTCCAGCTGGCGAATCGATGATGTGAAAGGATAATTTCTCATTGAAATACAAACCCAAGTCGGAACCTGGCTTCATACTGACCTGATCCGTTTTTATTGGCTTCACCACCTAATCTGAGGGGGCCGAGATCACGATCTACGAACAGTCCCCATGCCCCCTGGCCAGTCCCACGGCTTACGCCGGCAGCCCAGACGTGTTGGCGTACAGTATTAATGGGTACGAGCGGGATATCGATCCCAGATATAACAGTGCCATCCGGGCTATTGGCAACAACACGATGACTCCCGTCCTTCATCTCAACCGTCAACAAATTGACGGTACAGGCCGGGCAATCAGTCCGTGTAGGACGGACCGTGACGGTATCTGACCGTATTGGCTTGCCGCCCTGTGGTGCCCGTGGTGGCGCTACAGGCTTGGCGGCGGTGGCATCACGGGCAAGAACTAATGATCCATCGCTCTGCACCTGCTCAGCGGCGGCAGGTTCGGCCTTTTCGACAGGCTTCTGCCAGACAAACAGGGCGGCTACCCCTATAAAGGCTCCTGCAATGAATGTGTATAAGTAATTCATTATTCACTTCTGTTTTATCGGCTTGCTGGTGATGAGCCGCAGGAATATCCCGCCCACGACGCAGGCGACAAATGCCCACTTGTACAGGTTGTCCGGCACGTAGCCACGGATCTGTGGGATGCTGGCCTGAATCTCAGGCAGCCACGCGGCGAGCACGGGCACAAGGGCACCTGCCCACGCGAAGAACTGCAAGGTCTTGGACTTGATACTACCGATTACCCATTTCATGTTTCACCTCTCTCAGGATGGCAGGCCAAAGGCCGCCAGCAAGATCATTACCAGCAGCACAACGGCGACCAGCGCCAAGAACAAAGAAACACGTGCCTCAAATTCTTCTTTGTCCATTTTCTACACCTCAAAGTGGGGGAATTCCTTGAACCGTATCCACCGCCCGGCCCAGCGCATCCCGACTTCTTCGCCGAGTTTCCCGATTCGTTCCCACAATGGGTCATCCGCGTCCCAGACTGGCTTGCCGTCCCGCAGCGGCACCACATCGTAGGCGCGGGCGGCGGGCAGATCGTCTTTCATGACGTTGTGGTTAGACTCGCCGGGACGGGCATTGGTTACGATGGTCCCGAGGACAGTACGCCCTCTGGCATAAAGGCTAGCCTGCTCCTCGTTACTGCGCCACGTGCAGGTCACCAGGACATCGATACCGGCGGTACGGCACAGCCTCAAATGACTGATGCACTTATCACGGACAGCGGGATCCAAGTCAGATAGTTTACGAGATGCCATTCACCCTCACTTCGATCAGCCTATCGATGCGGTCCGTAATGGCCCGCGTCCCGTCCCGTAACTCCATCCGGATCGACACGTTGCTGCTGCGCATTTCCTCAATGATCTTGGAATGCTCTCCTCTGAACTCGTTACGGATCGACGACGCCAGAGAATTGAATTCCTCCCGCGATATCCTGTCTGACTCGCTGTCGTTCATACGCACCTCCATGGAATGAATCCTGTCATTCTGCTCGGTGCGGTCTGTTCGCCACAGCCACCAGAGCAGTCCCGAAAGGGCGCTGGCGATCCCCGCTAGCGCCTTGACCATCAGCGTGTCATCCATAATCAGGGCTTTTTGATCCCATTATGGCCGGGCGAGAACTCATAGGTCGGCACGAACTGCCGCGCCCCCAAGGTGACGGGGGCCTCAGACGGCTTTTTCATGCTCACGGCCGGGACCGTGTTGGTATGGTTCTTCACCGGCGCACCGGGCCTGTCAAAGCAATAGCTGTACTTGAAAAACGCGCTCATTCGACACCTCCCTCTTCATCCTGTTTCGTCATCATATAGCCGATAAACCCGAAGATCGACGCCGACACGATCCTGAATGGTTCCGGCTGCCACACGCACCACGCAAACAAAACAAACGTCAACAACAAGGCCAGCAGCCTCAGCATCCTCTGTCGCAGAAGTTTCAGTCCTGCATTAACCAGCTTTACCGCCAGACTCATTTCGATCTGTTCCATCCTCTTCATCCTCCGGGTCATCTTTCATGAAGTTTTCGCCCCACTGGGCCTCGCTGATCTTGTGCTGCACCGCCACGAACTTGATCGCCGTATTGATGGCGGTAAGGGTATTCTTGTCGGGTTCGGAGTCCGTTGCAAGTATACGGCGCAGCTTCTCCTCGATGATCTTTTCGAGGGGCTTGGTGTCCGGTTCCGGCGTGTAGACGCGGTGCTCGATCTCGTCGGGGGCTGGTTTCTTGGGTCTAGCCATTATTCATCCTCATCTCTTGAACATGTATCTGCCTTCGCTGCTCTTCACCAGTTCCCTGACCTTCACCCATTCCCCGTCCTTGAGTGCCCTGTACTGGCCAGCTTCGTTACGCTCCAACTCTTCCGGGACTTCCCATTCCTCGCCAGCCGCTTCTTCCTTTTCGGACGGGCGCATCCATTCCGGGAGCTTATCGTATTCCTTGCCGCGCCGTTTGATGTCCCGCTTCTCTTCACTGTGTTTTGCCTTCTCGCCAACCGAAACCTGCTTCTCTGTCGGACTCTTGACGCCTATCTGGCGCAACAAGAACTGCCCCGGCGTGTCCTTCTCGCCGTATAGCCTGCCAGCGGACTGGAAGGGCGCGACCTGCGAGGCCAGATAGCCTCCTACGTCCTTTCCGAACAAGAGAGGAGCTTCCTTGATGTCAGAGGGATGGGCAATCGGCTGCCCGGTCATCATCGACTTGCCGCCTGACATCACCTCAATCCCGAACTTCGCGGCGGGGGACGGTGTGAACATCTCCATCATTGTCCATGCGGCTGGGCGCTCCCCTTTGGCCACTTCATAGATCGACTGCGGCAGACGTTCCGCGCCGAACCTTGCCACGTCGGCATGATCGTTGCCGGTGACTTCCTTCCACCAGTTGGAATAGAGCGGGTACATGACGCCGAGCTGCACCATCATCATGGCAAGCTGATCCATGCTGTGCGCCTGCTGCCCGGTCGGCTTCTTGAACTTGGACAGACCTTTCAGCATGGCGGCGGTATCTTGTACGGTCGATGAGTAAGAGCGCACGACGCCATAATGATAACGGCCGAACGAGGACAGCCACGAGGTTGTCATGGCCTGCGAGGCGATGCGTCCTGCCCGCCCCCACTGCCCGGTTGAGGTGGTTCCGAACATGCGGGCATCGACACGGTAGTTCGGCAGATGCCTTTCGACCTGGTAGATGGCTTCCCGCATCGGCACTTTGTACTTCTTCATATATTCCATGACGGCCTGCAACGCCATCACGTCCGAAGGAATCCAAAGTCCTTTGTTGGCGTTCGCATACCACGCCTTGATGAATTCGGCATGGTTCTTGTAGCCGACTTCCTTGGCGAATTCCTTAAACGCCGGGTCTTTCTTCAGAATATCGCCCGACATACGCACCAGATGATCCTGCATCTCCTTGTTGAAGATGTGGTTCGCCATGGTAGCGCCACCTTCGCGCATGAATGTCAAGTAGGTTTCGTCCTGCACCATCACGCTCTTGATGGCCTCCGGCAGTGAACGGGACAATTCCATGTAGTCTTTCGGAAATATCCATGACGTTAATCCGCGCTGGTTGATCCAGTGCGACAGGATGTTCATGTCGTGCGGCTGCGGGTTCCAGAAGATCGAGCGTACCAGGAAGTTGTTGGCCGCCTGAGCGGCGCGCAGCATCCCGCCCTCAGTCCTTCCGGCGAAGTTGTCCAGAATCTCCGCGATGCGGGTGTCGAAGTATCGGTCGTGGAAGTTCCAGAGTTTCGTCGCGGACATACCGGGCGGTGCGCCGAGGGGTTGCCTGCTCTTGGCAACGGACAGCGCCATGAACTCCGGCGTCTCCTTGAACAGGTCCACGAACCGTGTTTCGTTCTCAACGCGCTTCAGCGCCAGCCATTTCATGGTCAATAGCGTGCTGGTGTCCTTGATGTACCGCTGATTCGTGGCTTCTTCCTTTTCGTCCAGCGTCGCGTTCACGATCTTCCAGATGCGGCCTTGCCCGTCTACCACCTTCCTTCCGTCCAGTTCGTGCGGAGACAGCCCTCCTGCCTCCAAGGCTTCCGGCGTTGCATCGTGTAGCTTTCCGAACTTTTCCAGTGCGCCTTCCCTGTATACCGATATCTTCCCGCCGGCCTCGTGGATGATATGCCGTTCAGCAGGGGCATTCGGATCGAGTGAGGTTGATTCAATCGCCTTGATCTTCTGCGACTTCATTGATGGGTCGCTGGTCTTAAACTGGCGCACGAACTCCGAACCAGAGAATCGGCTTTCCGGAACGGCCCCGCCTTCCTTGAAGGTTTGATACCAGGGCGTTCTCTCGATGGGCGCGTGCGGGAAATAGCCTTCCGCGAACTCCTTGATTTCTTCCGGCAGCACGGTCCCCTTCTTCTTCAGAGACAGGACAATCCTCGCCATGTCCTGAATGAGCGGCTTGTGTTCCTTCTGGTAGAAGTCCTCCAGTTCCTTCGGCAACGTCACGGGCTGAAGGTTGTGGTGCTCACCGTAGCGACCGGCCAGCGCGCCCGTTTCGTCCTGTTCCAGACGATGGCGCAGCATATCGTTAACTTCATCTTTGGGAATGTTGAGCTTGGCTCCCAGTTCTTCCGTTCTCCCGCTCCAGTAATTCGCCATCTTCCAGCCGCGAAGCTTGTTGATCTCGTGCGCGTTCTGGGTGCGGAACATGGCGTCCGGTAACCAGCGTTCCAGATATTCCTTAGGCTTCACGAAGAATCTACCAGGCTTCTCAACAGCAAACGGATCGCGCTCGTGCGGTCCCACGAACTTCGTGTCTTGCTCGGGGATGGTTCTCGACTTTTCTATCGCGTCCCTCGCCATCCCCTCCTCGGGGATGGTCTCCGCCATAATGCGCCGTCCCCACGACGTATCGCGGATGTTGGGCGGTATCTTGTCTTCCACCAGCCACGGCATCGCTTTGGGCGGCTTGTATTCCTCGCGGCCCAGCGCCTTGGCGACGGTCGGGCCAACGGCCCTCGTCAGCGCATTCGCGCCCTTGCTGAGAACACCAAAGAACCCGCCTGTCTCCAGCGCCTGCACTCCGGCCTTCTTAAGGCGGCTTTCGCCTTCTTCCTTTTCTCCGAGACCGCCCTGCAAGGACCCGACACGAGCACCCTGAAAGACCGCTTTGAGAGCGGTCGCCGGGGTTTTCATGAACAGGGCCGGTGCTGTGACCGGATCGGCAATGCTGCCAACCACGTTCGCCGCTAGTGAAGACTTCCAGCCCATTTCATCTTCCAGCGCCTTATCGAGGATGCGGCCCTTACGATATCGCTTCTCCAGCTCTTCGCCCTTCTCTCCGGAGGTATACGCCTGCCGGATGCCGCGCACCAGGCTGAACGCTTCTCTTAATCCGCGTGCCCCGATCTTCTGGCCGGTACTGAGTTTCTTGGCGAGCTGACTGGCTTCGTCATAAGTCTTTTGTTCTTCCGGCTCATCGAAGTGGCGAGCGCCACGGATCAGCCGATACTTCCCCTGCTCGTTCTTCTCAAGCTGGTCTACCTTCCAGTTCTCCCCGCCGATGGTCGCGACGTACTGCCCGGAGTGATTCCGGTACAGTTCGTCTGGCGACTCCCACTTTTCTTCCATTATTTCGTAAGATCAATTTTCTGCCATCCTGCCGGAGCGGCTTCCTGCGCTCCTGCCGGAGCCGCCAATGCCGCCGCACCCGGGCCCGCTACGCCGCGCCCTGCTTGGGCGACAGCTTCCATCCGATCAAGTTCCTGTATCCGCTCTAGCGTATCTTTGTAACTGGCCCTTGCTTCCGCCTGCCTCTTCTTGTCGGCACCAGCAGCGGCCAGCGCCTTAACCAGAACGCTATCGGCCCCGGTTTTCAACTTGACAATGCTTTCGTGCCCTCTGTTGATCTGGGCCATCATCGTATTCACGCTTTTGCTTTTAAGGCTCTCCAGCATCGCGTAGTCGTGATTGATGCGAGCCTGCATGTCCATCGCTCTATACTTCTCGTCGATGCGCATCCTCTTGTTGTCCAGGATCATCTTGTACTGATCCAGATTCTCCCTGTACTTCTCAAGGGCCTGATCCGTCTTGACCTTGAAGGTCTTCAGTTCCTGCTCGGCCAGATCGTGGCGTCCCTGCATGTGCCCGCTCACGGCCCCGCTGAAGGCGTTCAGGGCGGCGGTCATGGGCGTTCTGGACGAAGCCCCGGCCAGCGCGGCGAAGGCCAGCGCCATGCCGAAGATGTTCTGAAACTCGTTCGGCTTCACCAGCGGCGTCGGGTGGAATTCAGGAAGATCGGCCTTCCCCGGAATCGGCACGTTCGCGGCTTCATCCGCCATCTTGTTGACGTCACTAAGCCCTGCCTTGATATCGCCGCCCGGTGCAGCGGCAGGCTGAGCGGCGGCAGCGGGCTGGGCAGCAGCAGCAGGCTGGGCAGCAGCAGCAGGCTGGGCAGCAGCGGGTGCCTTCGGCATCTGTGGCGCGCCGACACCGTAATCAATGCTCAGCGACCGCAGTAGCCCCGCGCTGGGGCTGCTGCCGGACGGATTCATCTGGTTGTCCGGGCTGATGTTGTTGAAGTCTAGTGCCATGGCCCCTCCTTACCCTGTTGTGGTGCTTGAGCTTGTGGCGGCGGCTGCCAGCAGTTGCATGAAGGCGCTCGACCCCGTTGCCCACGCATTGGTCAAATCCGTGTTGGCCTTAATCTGCTGATTGGCGAGAATGGAAAACCCCGTCATGGCCGGGTTCAGTGCCGCCAGTCCGGCGGTCAAGGTCTGTGAACGGAACTTCCCATACATGATCATCGCATTCTGATCGATCTTCGCCATCTCTTCCTGCGCCATCGTCGAGTCCGAGATACCGGCGTTGGACAGATATTGATTCATCTGCGAACGAGACTGCGTTTTGAACTGATCAATCGCTGCCTGATCGGCAGGCTGGAGCTTGCCGTTCTGATAGTCCTGCAACAACTGATTCCCGACCGCCTGTTCCTGTGCGCTGATCTGGCCGATCTGGCCGGAGGCCGCGCCACCCGTTCCGTCTTTTCCGCCTTTCTTGGCGAGGACACCGGCTGCTACTCCAACATAGGGGGCGGCTGTCTTTAGTGCGCCGCCTGCTGTTTTCAGCCAGTTTGAGGTCTGTGAAACATTTTTAGCATTCTGGGCGGCTTGCGCCGTTTGTTGAGCAGCGTCTAGCTGATTCGCTAAATTGGCCTCGTCGGCTGCCGTTGTCACCCCTCCAGCGGCAGCCCCCCCTCCAGCGGCAGTCTCCCCTCCAGTCATTGCCCCGTATCCCGATACCAGCGACTCAGCCATGAGTCCCGCCTTGACCGCCTGCTTCCCATGCTTCAAAGCGAGCTTGTGCGCGTCCTTTGATTGGAAGTTGTAATCCGCTATGCCCTGCGCCCTCACCGCCGGATCACCAGACTTCATCTTCGCCTCGGCGTCGGCGAAAGCTTTGGCCGTGTTCCCGGACTGATCTTCCTGAATGGCGTGCGCCTCGCGCGTCTTGGCAAGGTTGCCCTTGAGGTTGCGGTGGAACAGTCCTTTCCCGCTGGATAGCGTGCCCATCACCCTGCGGGTGGAAACGCCGGGTGACGCCCAGCCGAACTTCCGTTCTGCTCTTCTCAGAGAGGCGGGCGTGTTCTTCTCTGAAAACGGATCACCTACCTTACGTGCCTGCTTCTGGAGAACGCCGCCAAGCGGGTTCACGATGCCCTTCTTGAACGGGTCCAGCTTTCTCAGTGCCTTTCTCAGTGATCCCATCTTTCCTCCTACAGTCCTAACGACTGGTCTATCTGCGAGTGCAGGGCGGCGTGTAGCTGCATCCACACACCAGTTGTTTCGTTGTCATGCAAGTCTACATTAGTCAAATCAAAACCTATATCCACGTTGATGGCGTTGGCGATGCTGACGTGTTCCTGCATGTGCGACACCAGCCACGTCTCCTCCTCCTCAATCTCGAACAACGGATAATGATTGATGGTCACACCCGTGCCGAGCAAGGTCGTATAGATCGTCTCGTGCGTGAAGCCATGCTCCATCAGGAACTGACCACGGTCCTGCTGATCGTTCAGACTGCCTAGCTCGCGTGTCCAGTCGATGTTCATGGGCAATGGCGGACTAGCTGGAAGGACTTCATATATCATCACACCCTATAGCTTACGGAGAATGAAATTTGCGTACTACTCTGAAACAGCGCGATTATGCCTGAGGTTATACTGGCCACAGTCCGGGCCAAGAACTGAATGTAGCTTACGTTTGGGATAACCATAGCCTCTACTGAGACAACAGCCGTCGCGAGTACAGAGGAAAATGCAACAGCACCGGGGTAGTAGTGAGAGCCGGATGGTGTCGCCGCAGACGTGAACGGTAAACCAAGGACGGTGGTTGTGGACCCTGTGCCTATTGCATTTACATATATCGTTCCCTCCACAAACACGCGGTTGCCTATCTTTGTGTATGTTCCCTGCTGGGTGTAATAAGTTGTGGTGCCTCCTAATGAAGGCGTCCAAGTCCCCTCCTCATAGTCATCCAGCGTATTAACATCAGCGGAGGGGATCTGAGTGCTGGGGAATTTTATCTGACCGCCAACGAGATTAACGAGACTCGTTGATGGATTCTGAATCTGATAGTTAGTTCCGTCGTAGAGCGCCACCACCATGCTGTTAGCCGGAATCTCCCCTGAATTCAGGGCGGTTCCGTCATTATGCTTAATGTTGACAATACCAAGTCCATTAATGTTAAGCGTCGAGGCCGTGGTGTTGGCGTTGACGGCCTTGAAGGTGATGGGCACACCGACCAATGATGCCTGCGTACTCGGGGCCGGATTCAGGGTGATGACGTAGGCGTTCGCGCCGCCCGTGTCCACGGCATAGTTGGTGTAGGTGGCCGGGTCATTGACGGCGGCTGCCAGTGCCGATAAGTCGGCGTCGATCTGCGAAGCCGGTACGTTGCCGGACTGCGTTGCGAATGTGTTGGAGATTGTTACGGGTTTGGTCATTTTACCACCTCACGCGATCTGCGTATTCGATCATTATGGCATTGAATGTGGTGACGGGAATCGTCGCCGTGTAGGTAAAGCCGAGGTACTTACCGATATTCGACACGTCCTGTTTCAGGAACAGATAGCCGCCCGCTATCCACGTGAGCGGCTGACTTGAGTTGTTGACGAACGTAATCGTGTTGCCGAGATTGTTGACCCAGTTCAGTGTTCCGGCTCCGGACGTCACGTAACTGTTGCCGCCCGTTTCGGTATCGACGCTGGTGTTCAGGGTGATTACCACGCCGGGGGCGGTGAAGCCGACGCCCATCTTGAGCGCCTGATGGCTCGTGATCGGGTCGCCCATGTCCCAGAGCTTCGTCTGTATCTTGACGGAGACAGGGATCGTCGAGTCCGCGAACATCTTGTAAATATTCAGTCCATCCGTGGCGTACAGGGTCGGCGTGTCAGACACCATGGCCGGGCAGACCAGCGTCAGGGACGCGCCCTGTGCGGAGACGAACCAGATGGGTGAACCGCTCGGATCGCCTGATCTCACCAGCAGGATTCTGCGCGTACTGCCTACGTCCTGGTAATTGACGAGGAACGCCGCGCAGAGTTGGTTGAAGATCATCACCTGTCCGGCACTAACGGATGATGTGAAATCAATCAGATTGATCGTTCCGTCGATCTCATCGGAATCTTTTCTAGCGATGGCCCCGCGTATGGCGAAGACGCCGTACCGGTTCATGAACTCGATGTTGCGACCGAGCGGGGTCACGGTATTGAAGAACCCGGTGCCGATGGAGGCCGTCAGGTTGACGTTCGAGAGCAGCGTAATGCCGCCCGATACTCTCACGTCACCCACAACATTCACACTCGATACGCCAAACACGTACAGGAATCCGTTGGCGGAATACGTGGCCGTGATGCCTGAATGCAAGGATGAATCCGAGAACGTGATCGCGCCACCGGCCCCGGCGAAGCTGGTATAGCTGGCGGCGTCCGTGAACGTGATGGTGCGCCCTTGCCCGATCCACACGCGGCCTGCGAACGTGGAGATGGTTGTGCCTTTCGTGCCAGCGGCGATGGTCGTCAGCGTCGTCCCGTTCCAATCGAAATAGCCGTTGTTCGGGTCGATGATAACGATGCGTTCATTCTTCCACTGGTCGATGGCGGGACCAATGGACGTAAAGGTTCCGGCGTTGGCAAACTTGGTGACGGTATAGTCTGTGAGACGGATCTGATACGCCGCGCCGGACACACAGAAACAGAACAGATAGTCCGTGTTGTTGATGTTGTGGCCAGCCATGTAATTGATGGTCTCGCCGGTCAGCGTTGCCAGAATAGCAGACGGCCCCGGCACGGTTCTCAGGTTCCCCGAACCGATGGGGAACGCGCCCTCCAGCCACGAGAACTCGTCATCGCCAATCGCGTAGCGAGTGGCCTGCGTGTTCATCCCTTTGAAGTCGCGGAGAACCTTTACTTTCCGGGGGGATATTTCCTTGTTGGCGCTAACGGAAGGCATTCGGAATTCTCCGGGCCATCGTCGCGGACGCGCTCTGCCTCAGCTTCTTGGTGTATTCGTCCATGAACTTGTCGCTCTCTGAATAACTCTGCTCCTTGAACTTGGCAAGATGGCAGGCGTAGTAAGCGACGCAGGACGTGTAGGGATAGTTGATTTGCTCAACCGTGGTGTCGTCCACCAGCGAGTTCGGCATGATGACGGTATCGACCTCGCAGACATAGGCTTGGCTAGGCTGCGGACCGATGTAGAACGATCCTTGGCCGTAGATCGAGAACACGGCGGGGATGTCCTGATAGGCCAGCCACGGACGCATGTTGGCGTTGAATTCCGTGAACGACATGTAGCGCAGGGGGATGCGCTGCTGCCCCCAGATGGCCGTGATGTTCAGGATGTCGATGGTGACGGAGCCCGACGGCAGGGCGGTGTACTGATACAGTTCCTGCCCGGCCACCAGGTTAAGCGTCTGCAAGGAACGCAGGCACTTGGTGTCAGAAACCGTCCGGCGACGGCCTTCGTTGATGTAGTCCGTTAGCTCGGAAGACGACCAAAAGTTCTGACTGGCATCATGCAGCAGCCTTTGGCACTGGGTAATGTAATCCGACAGTACAGTCACGCATACCCCCTACCTTAGGCCACTTCTTCTACATGAGCGGCCCGGCTCTTCATGCGGGCGGCGAACTTCGGGATGTTATCCGTGTTCTCCTTGTCCTTCTCCTCGGCCGGCACCGGGTCTTCCTGACTGAACACAAACCGGTTCAGAATACGCAGGCCGTCCTCGGTCTTGTTGGAGGCGATACACCATCCCTGTTTGACCAGTACCGGCGTCTTGTCCTCATCCCCGAATCCGAAGATATGCCGTGCGGCCTCATTGCCGATCGGCACCCGCTCGTTGATGGGGAACTCAATATCCACACCATCGTAGCGGCCACGGAACACAAAGGAGTTCGTGTTCTTGACGAAGATCATTTTTTCTTCCTCCGCTAAAGAAGATTAGTTCCAGCGCGAGAAGGTGCTGGTTGCCGTGGTGCCGTTGAACCGGATGCGGATACCTGATCCGTCCGCTTCAAATCCACCACCGCTAGATGCCGCGACCAGCGAGCGCCACGTCGAGCTAGTGCCGCCCGTAAGGCTGACCACGCCGGTGTTATCCGGGTTGTATTCCACGACGCAGTTGGCAGCCGTGATGCAAATCCACTGCCCGATACCAGGAAGAACAATCGGCTCCTGAATGATCGTGCCCGCCGCGGTGCCGGTCAGGGTGCTGACGAAGGTGTAGGTGTTGGCGTCCGTAACCGAAGCCACCTGCCAGTGCGTGATGTTCAGAGCGGTGACACCCGTCACGCCCGAGAACGTCACGATATCGCCCACGGCCCGGCCGTGTGCCGTGGCGACCACGGTCGCCAACGCGCCGGTCAGCGTGATGCTGGTGACGGAAGCCTTGAAGGTCGCGTAGCTGATTTCCGTCTGGAAGCTGGAACCGGCTACACCAATTTTCATAATGGACATGGTGGTATCTCCTTAAAGGGTCAAAGAATTGTAGCCGCTGACACGACTCATCGACTTCGGCTTGACGCTCACCAGTTCCGCAATGGTGCAGACCGCGCCGACATACCCAAGCTGGAAATTCGGGACGGTGCTGTGGAAGCCGGTGAAGGCGAAGCTGGCCTGTTCATGGACATACAGGTTCAGGTAGTTGCTGTTAATGAGGTACAGCGAACCTTCCGGGCAGTACGGATCGGCGTAAATCGGAATGCCGCCTACCATCAGAGCCTGGAACGCTGCACGCGGGCCGCCTTCTTTGGACGCACCGGAATCGAACGATGCGCCCGGCGTGATCTGATAACTCTCCTGTGCCACGAAGTCCTGTGCCAGCAGTGTCCAGGTGCCGAAGCCGCAAACGCCGAAGGTCGGCAGTTCCGCGCCATTCTTGACGGTGCCGCTGATGTACTGAAGGACGTTGGCGCGGGTCGGGTTGATCGAACCGGCGGCGTACACCTTCGATTTCCACCAGACATTAGTGTTACGGTTGATGTTGCCGTAGGTCACCATGTTGGTGCCATCGTCGATGGCTCCCGGCAGACCGATGAAGGCCGAGTTGTTGGTGGTGTTGTTGTACAGCGCCGTCGCCATCGTGTCCATCATCGTGTTCGTGGCGTCGTTCATGCGCGCCTCGATCAGCGGAATGACGGTGTGGTCGAGCTGTACCGCGCCTTCCATCCCGAGGAACGGAATCGGGGTCACCATGAGCTTCAGGTTGAACTCCGCGTTGAACGCGCCCTGCTGCACGGACGGCTGGTTGAAACTGCCGTCGTAGCCGGACCACTGCGCGGTCACGAACTGCTGACCCTGCACCGGTGCCGTGATGCTCGATACACCGCCATACGCGGTCTGCGAGTTCGACAGCAGCGCCGCAAACAGCGGGGTGCTGTTGTAAAGCTGCACGACCATCTTCGGAATAAACGCGCGGCGCGTGACGTTAGTAAGTTCTGCGCCGACGGCTCCAGTCGGGATAATGCCTGTGCCCAATAAACTCATGGTTTGCTCCTTTAGTGGTTGCGATTTTGCATGAGTTCGCTAATCGCCTTACTGGCCTCGTCGCGCGCCCACATCGTTGGGTTGTTGCCGATCTTCTTCACATCCACCATGGGCGTTTTCGGCTGGTACATGCCCGGTGTGGGTTTCGCGGATTCCTTCTGGAGACGGTAGAATTCAGTCGCCGTGTTGTAATCCGGAATCTTCTTATCGACCATCAGCTTTTCAATCTCCGGAATGTCCTCACGGCTGATCTTGCCGCTGTCGATCAAGTTCTGACGATTGGACATAATTCTGTCGGTGACTTCCTTCTCATAAAGCTTATTCTCAAGAGAGCTGATCTTGTCTTGGAACGGCTTCATGGCCGCGTTCATGTTGTCCTGCATGTCCAGTTCCGGAATCGACATATCCGGACTGGCCTTTCTCGCCAGTCTCAGGAACTCGTTACGGGTGGACGGGCTGTTCGCCAGCTTGTTGGCAAGCTGTGCCAGTTCATCGCGGGTTTCGTCGTCAATGTCTTCGAGGCTCATGGTCATTTCCTCCGTTTAGCGACTGCCGCCGGGCTTCTTGATGGTCTTGTCGTTCTTGTACGGACCACTCTTTTCTTTGAACTTGTTGAGACCGCCGAACTCACCCATGCGGGGCGGGTTAACAATCACGCCGTTGGTCTTTCCGTTGTCGAGCGGGTTACGGATCGACCCGGCCTTCGGGTACATGAATTCTTTGGACATGTTAAATACCTCCGGGTGATGGACTGGTAGGGGCCGGGACTGCTCCGGGCGATGCCTGCCCCGGTGCCTGCCCCGGTTGCTGGGCCTGCTGCATCATCATCTGCAACTCAGCAGGAATCAGGTCTTGCGACTTCGTTTCGCCAAAGTGCTTGGAGAGCGCCTTGAGTGAGGTCAGGACAATCTGTCCGTCCTCGGTGTGGCTGCCGAGCGACGGCAGAGCCCGCTCCAGCATGGTGATCGCCATCTGCACGTTCACGATGGCTTCCTGCTTCTGGCCTTCGGCTGGCTGCGGCGTGGACATGGGCGCACCACTCGGCGCTGATCCCGGTGCGGGCGCGGATTGCGGTGCACCGGCTCCCGGTTCTTGTCCGCCCATCATTGCGGCCATCTGGTCTGGGGGCATGCTCATCTAAAGCCACCCCGCTTGGCCCTGCGGGACAAGTTTCTTTTCTTGCGCTCATTGGTTCGCGGAGCGTTACCCGGTCCGATCGGCTTGCCGCCGACACCGGCTCCGGAACCTGATCCTGGTGTTCTGAATATGTTCATTTCTGCCCCCCCATCAGGCTGCGAAGTTCAGGGGCAACCGAAGGTGTTTCAGCCTTCTTGTCGCCGAAGTGTTTGCTTAAGGTTCTGAGCGTATCGAGGATGGCGCGACCTGCGGCGGAGCTGCTGCCCACGGCGGTCAACGCCTGTTCAAGTGAACTCACTGCTGAGTTAACGTGATTCAGATGGAGGTCTGGAGCGCCGCCGGGTGTTCCGCCCATTGGCTTCGGATGCGCCGTGCCTTCTTCTCCCATCGCCGGAGACATGGGTTCTCCCGTCGAGGGAGTGTCTAGTTCCTTCAAGGCTTCCGCTTCCGCCTTGTTCTGCGAACCCGTCACAGACCCCTTCGCGCCAGTCAGTTTCTCCCTGAGCCAGCTTGTCTCCGGGGCATCCTTGAAGTCCGTATCACTCAAGGAAGAATCTCCCCCCAGATGTAAACGTCAGCCGTAGCGGCTGCGCCCTGACCAGTCGTCAGGTTCAGGTACAGCGTGCCTTCCGTCCTGATGTCCGTGCCCGCCACAGCGGCCAGCGTGCAATCAAGGTTCTTGGTGGTGGCGGTCAGGCCCGAGTAAGCCTGCGTCGAAGCGACGACTGCCGACCCGCCCTTCGAGGCGGCGGTGTAAAAACCACCAGCGGCGGTCGTCAGCGAGATCGAGGCGTTCGTGACCTGCACGCCGCGCACGATGTAGCGGGCTGTCCCGGCAGCGATCTCGGGGACCAGCACCATGGGAATGGCGTTGTCGGTCGTGACGTTCATGTTCGCGCCGTACAAAACACCGAGAAGACGGCGGAAACCAACCACGCCCTGCTGATAAAGCTGGGCCGGCTGCACATTGGAAAGACGGCTTTGGACGACGTTTAATGGCATGTCAGCCTCCTGAAATTCCTGTTAAATAAAAGAGGGGGGACTGGGAATCCCCGATCCCCCCGTATTGCTTAGCGCTTGGCTTTGCGCTTACCACGCCGAGACTTGCGGGCCATAGTTGCTCTCCTCTGAAGTTCCGGGTTTAAGCCCGGTTCTCGCCCGTCTATTCCGGGCTGTCATCCCGCTTAAGCGGAAAACCTTCCCGGAACAGAACAACCAGTCATCAACGTGTTCTTATCCAATGGGTGTGAGCGCTCACTTCGTTAATGTTCAAAAAATATATACACAATAAAGCGTATAAGTGCAACATTTATTTACCCACTGCAAGCACGGCCATGTCCAAGTGAGCGGCGTGCTTGAGTGCGTGTGAGCGAATCTCTTCGAGCGGCGGCACGGAGAGCTCCTTGACCGTGCCGGAGCTGCTGTTGACAGAAATAAGCTGGTTGCCTTGTTCTGCTTGCTGGACGGCCCAATTCAGGATGCCCTGCGCGTAGCGCACCACTTCGGCACGGCTGCCGACTTTAAGCTTCTTTTTGAGGTCATCGAGCTGCTCCATGCCTTCGGTGGTGTAATCGAAATTAAGGCGGTTCATTTGGCTCATAGTGCGGTCTCCTGGATAAATGCGTATAAACTGATAATACTCAGATTATACACATTTGCAACAACCGGCAGGATTAGCTCAGCCGTTCCGCAATCTTGCGAATCACCGACGCAGCGTATAAGTGCAACATTTATTTATTGCCACCCCGGAATACGGAGTAATAACCTTGTAGCCCTTCTACCATCCAGCCTTCGGATAAATCTCTCTTATCCCTCTCTTCCACAGGGCACCGTTATAGTTTACGGCAGTAATATAATCGGATGGGACCGTAGAAGTTTGGAAATAATAAAGGGCGATTCCGGCACAACGAAAACCACTCATACGAAACGAATTGGTGAAACTCGCCCCACCCTGATCCAGGAAGGCCCCGCGTAACGTGGTGCTATCAATCGATACGGCTCCAGCAAGAGTAAGAAATTTAGACTCAACCTGAACGCCGGGCTGGTAAATGGCGTATCTGATAAAATAGGAATTTTGCGCCAACGTAACGCCTGTCGAAGCCGCCCCTACCGCTGTGTTTTCGCATCCGGTATAAGATGAAGAAGAACTCTTATACGTTTCTCCACGCATTGCTACGTGTTGGAAGACAGCGGTTGCTCCATCTGCCAATCCCCATCCCTGCGAAGTGGCGTTTTCTAAATCGTTATTGATGTCACCAATGGCGCAGCGTATCTGATAATCTATGGTGTACGTGTTGTCTATGTAGCCAGCACACATGAATAAAGCGGCCTTGTTCGTAGGTAAAGTTTCCCACGACCCAGAAACCAACAATGCCGTTGACTCGGTTCCGTAGCCCATGGCGAGTACAGATTTCTCAGAGGAATCCAATAAAAATCCGCCACGATTGTTGTTGGCCTGGGCAATAAGATTGCCCTTCACATCAATAATATTTCCATTGACCAACTTGTCACAAGGGAAAAAATGCTTACAAACAGTTGAGTCTTTCCAACTATTATTAACACCAGTCCAAGGCGTTACCGACCTCGCCGAATTCAATTAAGCTACTCCCCTCAACCCTGGATAGAGTCTCTTGTTTCCATTTGCCCATTGATAGGTGTGCCACGTCATAATGCTTTGCAGGAACAAAGCTGTTGGTGTAGCGCTAAACACGATCAATGCAGCGCCATACAGAGCCGTAACAGTAACGCCGCAGGACCATTTTCCTAGCGTACCCTCCAGGGTGGATAAATTACTGACACTCAATGCCTCTGCTGTTGACGGGGTTGTGTCGGCAGTAGTCGTGGCCGTCTTCGCCGAATAAGTAGAAGTGGCGGTACATTCCAATGTCTGCATGCCGGAAGCGTTGTTATAATCGCTGACGTACAACCCTCTTCCATAAATAGTCGCACCACCGCTTGTGTAGGCGGTCCCGGGGTAAATACCAGTATTAATATTCAAAATCGGATTCGCTGCCAACTGTCCTAGTGCAAGGCAGGGTCCATTAAGCGTATCGCCAATACCAAAACCAGCGGTAGTCCCAGCCATAACAGACATAAACAAAAACGGTTTTCCATTCGGTGCTACGATTGTTCCGGTTTTTGTAGCTTGCGCCGCTGAAGTTCTATTCGGAACGACATAGTTCGTTCCGAACGTCATGGAATCGGCACCGCTTAACACCAATCCTCGCATCACGTCGGTAAGCGTGGTGCCGGATGTTTCTGCGCATTTCCAAAAATGTTTTACTGCTGGAAAATTGGCCGTGGTTGCGTCGCAGGGGTTATTGGCGGCGAATAAACTGGAGTCAGAGTAAGGACGAATTAGCATGCTACACCTCCACGCCGACGGCGATTGCGGTTAATGTCTGCGATCCCCAGAGGCGAATCAACCCAAGAGTCGTGATCGGAGAAGTGAAAACAAGCTTTTCATTCTCCTTGTCAGCAAAGGCAATGAGCATGTTCGAGTCAGCAGAGATAGAATCGCCAGCCGTCAACCACGAATCTCGAACCGCCTGATTCGGCGGATCGATGCAGTAAGCCACCGCTGCCGGAAGTTCTGCTGTTCCTGCGGCTTCAGAAGCCACAAAGAGTTTCACGGCAGAAATACCTGGGGACGGCCAGGTGAACGTAACGGCAGTCGCGCCGAGTGCGGCTTCTTGTCGGATTCTGGAAATGCCGCCGGGCGCGTCGGCAATGATCGCGATGCCCGCTGAAGACTTTCCGGTTTCCGGTAAAGGCAGTCCGTCCGGACCCTTTTGGATCGTTGAATTGTACTGTACTGATACATTGCCGCTCATGTCGTTCTCCTTACAGTTTCTGCACTCTGCACATAACTTGAATATAGCACTGCGTTAACTTCTGCGGTCCCCGAGACATCGACGGACACGCTATTCCCCCTTCTCTCCGGACTTCGCCTCGGCAGCGACCTGCGCCTGCTGCTGCTGCGCTTCCTTCTCTTCCATCCTCTTGAGGCGCTGCTTGAGCAGGTGCACGGACGGCGGGCTGCACATCTCGATCAGCGTTTCCTTATCGATGGCCTGAACCTCGAACAGGGAGAAGGCCAGATCACGTTGGTCTTCCACGAAGATCGGGCTGCTGGAATGCGCGTCCACCTTGAGCACGTAGTCGCTGGTGAACTGCTTGGCAATGAAGGGCTGACCGCCATCATCCAGCAGCTTGCGCGCATCATACTTCTGGATCATCTTGAGACAGAGCGTGCCGATCTTTTCGAGCGCGTCCTCGATCACCAGTGCCCGCTTGCGGGCGCGGGCCGACCCAAACCGCGCCAGCTCCGAAGTCTGACGGCTGGTGCGAACACCGCGCTCGCCACCGCCCTGCATGATGGAGGTCAGGCCAGATGCCTCGTTGAACATGTTGTCGATCTCGTGAATCTCCGAAAATACGTCCTGCGGCATGTTCGGCTTGAACTCCTCGATCTTCGCCATCGGGTCACTGAACGACAGAATACCGCCTTCACGGTCGAGCGCGAAGTTGTTCTCGTCGAGAATGCCGAAGGTGCCGTTCAAGGACCGGGGCGGCCTGAGTTGGCGTCCGAGCAGGTCACTGATCTGTCCCATGCGACGGCTGCGCCAGTCCTGTAACTTGGTCAGCTTGTTGACCTCGGACGCGCCCCAGTAGTAGTTATAGAGCGGGTTCGGGCAGACTTGAACATAGGGCAGCTCGCCAGACAGGAATACATTCTTGCGGTCGTAGATCACGATACCGGGATCCGCCATGGTGACGGTCAGGTAGTCGGATTCCTCATCGTCCCACACCCACAGCTCCGTCATCTCGATCAGTTCTTCGCCCACGCGGGGACGGTAACCGGTTCCCTGCGGCATACCCTCGATGACGCCGATCATGTTGGGCGATGAGGCCGACATTACCAGACGCTGCACGCCTGAGGGTTCCTGCTCCATCTCCCGGCGGACGGCGGACAGCCTTTGCATGATCAGCTCCCGGTTCTGGTGTGGGGCCAGCTTCCGGTTCAGCTCGCTGCGAGTGATGTAATACTTGTGGGCCAAGGCTTCTTGACGGTCGGTGTAGGGCAGGTCTTCGCGCAGCACGCCAATCATCTGCGGTTCAACGATGTACGGATTGATGCCGTGTTCCCAGATCAGCTTGACGAAACAGGAGTTGTAGACGGAGGACCAGGTGACCGCCTCCGAGAATGTCTTGTCCACGCCGCCGCGCAACCACTCATCCATCACCGCTTCCGACAGGGCACCGACCTTCTTGTGTTCTTCTTCCGGGACGGCGGCTCCGATGGAGATACTGAACTTCGTGGTTTCCGAGGCGAACAAGAAGGCGGTCAGCAGGTCGATGTGCGGGTTGATCTTGTTGAACGGGCATTCCTTGCCGTCCTCGGTGCCCATCATGTAGTAATTACGCATGCGCTCGTACTCGCCGGAACGCTCGTTGCGAGACACCATGCACTTCATAATCACGTCATTGAAAAGAATTTCCCTTTCATCGTCGTCTTTCGGGATCAGCATCAGCGGTTACTCTTGTGAGCAATGGAATCTGAACTCGGGACCGGCCCAGTGAACTTGTAGTCGGCCGTTGCGTTGCCCGGCAGGAGTCCGTGTTGGGCCATGGTCTGCGTCGGGTTGTTGCCCATGGGGACAAAACCGGCCTGCAATCCTCCGGTCGGTCTCATGGGCATGGAACTGGCCACGGACCCGTTCCGGTTACTGAGGTCGGTCAGGTTGTACTGTGAGGCGAGTCCGTTGAGCGTCGAGTCAATCCGGGCGGATCGTCCGGACGTGTGAACGGCTGGGGCGGACAAGTGAATGCGGGTGACGGTGTTGCACCCATGCGGGCAGACTGGCTTGGTGGACTCAAAGTTCCCGTGAGCCAGACACCGGTAGTCCTTTTTGATCCTCGACATCCGAGATTTCTCCACGGTCAATGTAGGTCTTGGGGTCAAGGATATGGTTAGTAATCGCTTTCGTCAAATCCTGCATCAATCCCTTGTATCCCTCGGGGATGAGAAGGGCATCCGTAATCAGGATTAACGTCCCGGCGTTCATGGTTTCGAGGTTGCCGGTGATGGTAATCACGTCCCCGGAACGGACGTTCGGGGGGATGCGATCCATGAACCACTTGAACCAGAAGTTCCCGTGGTCGGTGTAAAGACGCTGCACCCGCTTGACCTTACGGATGAAATGCACGGTTCCACGCATCACCACCGCATTGCGGTACGTCGGGTGCCCACGCTCCAGAACAGCCAGCCGCCACTCCCGGACATTGAATCCGGGATTCACGGCAACGCGACGCCTGATGCTCAATGATCCTCCTCGATCAGGCCGATGATCTCGACCCATTTCCGGGCGTTCCAATGGTCATGGAACCATATCTTTTCCTTCGGGTACTTCTCCTTGAACTCCTTGTAGAGGAGTTGCTTCAGGCGACTGTCGTAGGAGTAATAGAGCAGGTTCTGCTTGCGCGTCTCCAGTAGCCTGATCTTGTTCTTGAAGTAAACACGGATGCCGCGCTGGCTGAGTTGCCACGCCAGCCACGCGATCTCGTTCACCAGCACGGTATCGGGACTGCGGTGCGGGCGGACGTCCCGATTCTGGTGCGCGAACTTGATCAGGCGACCAGCGTCCAGCGCCTTGAAATAGGTGGTGAAGCGGGAAACATCCCTGTCGGAGATGATCCCCTCCAGCGCCCGGTTGATGTTCTCCATCGGCAGGCCGGACTGCTCCTCGATGAACTTCTTCGTGATCCGCTTCGTATACACCATCACGTTCAAGCGACGGCGTATGTCCTGCTTCTCCATTATTTCATGCCTATGTTTCTTAGGTAGTCGCGGATGTTGGTCGATACGGCATTGTCGTTCGATTTGCCGTCTTCTGAAACCGAATCCCGGTTGCGGGAAACGTTCCTTGTCTCGCCACGGGCGGCAAGCTGGAACCGGACCTGATCGTTCCACATGACCACGGCCAGCGCCGCCGCAATCACCCGGTCATCCTTACCGCGTCCCGATGCCTCGATGGTCCCGTCCTTGCGGACGATGCTGTGCATTTCCTCCAGCAACTCCACCGACCGTATCGTGCACATGCCGCGCTCGAAATAGTCCTTGTACCCGTTCATCATGCGTTCCTTGAACTTCCGATCCATGACGGTATGACGGGCGAAGCCGCCTGAAGAGAAGCTATCCACGCGCTTGTAGAGATACTCCCGCATCCCGGCGGCGACGTTGAAGATGCTCTTCGAATGTCCGTCCTTCAAGATCGACGCCTTGCGCTTGATGTTCTGAATCTCGTTCCAGACGGCTTGCCCGGGACCGTTGATTTCCAGATTGTAATGGGTGTTCGGGTAAGCGCCGCCGAGGTGCGCGAGCACCCACGCGAACCGGTAGGTGTTGATGGAGTCCGTGCAATACTCGGCCACCTGCTCGATGCCGTCCGCGTAGGCACGGAACACCTGGATGGCGAACCGGTCGGCCCAGTCCGACGAACCATAGGCCGGGTCTGCGCCAATGACATAGATGCCGTGCGGCTTCGGGAATTCCCAGATGCGGAGTTCATCGTTCTCGGCACTGGCGGACCTGATCTCGGTTTGGTCGAAGTCCTCGCCGAACAAGTACCGGAACGAAGAGAACTCATCTTTCTTGGCAACCCGGAAGACTTCCGTCAGCTTCTCGCTGGTGAAGAACTGCGATCCCGTCAACTGGAATGCGTACCGCTCCGTGTGCGGGTATTCCTGTTCCGCCATCTTTCCGTCACTGGCCACGTCCACCTTCTTCCACCGATACCACGCGATCTGTTCCGGGGTGATGTCGAAGTCATAGAGCTGCTTGATCTCGCGCACCCACTTCCTTTCCTCGGAATCGAGTGAACCGTCCCAGTAAACCTTGAAGATGTTGCTGTCTCGGGGAACGGAATAACCTTCGTTGCGCCACCAGCCTATGAAGATGGCGGCCTGCGTAACCGACTTCTTGGCTTCTTCCCACATCGTGTGGAACATGTTGTAGCCCTGCGCCGTAGACTCAAATATATACAGGCGCTGTGGATTGGTTTCGGCCAGCGTTGCCAGCAAGGAGGCCAGACCGTCTTCGTCTCCCCAACTCGAACATTCAGTCGCGTGCATGAAACTCACGGCGGTTCCGCGCCCGAGCGACCCCTTCGCCCGCGTTCCCGCCACCTGATAGATGAACCGGGACCGGTTGGCCAGCATCATCAGGGTGCGGTTGTGTTTCAGTACCGGGATTCGCCATTCCTTCGGCAGCGAGGTCATGTAGCCGGTCAGGATGGAGCGGAAGTTCTCGCGGTTCGTTTCCGTGTCGGTGACGAGCGTTCCCTGTAAGCCGGGGTGCTTAAAGTTCCAATAGAGATCGAGCGCCAAACTGATCGTGGATATGCCGAGCTGACGGCCCTTCAGGACCGTGAAGCGCCGTATCCCCTCATTCAGCCCCTCGATCATCTGGTCCACGAAGTAAAGCTGCGCCCCGTTGAGACGCAACGGAACCAATCCCTTCTCCTTGGAATCAATTGTCAGGGCTTCACAGAAGCGAATGAACTGCTTCTTGGAGAACTTCGCGGTCAAGAGTCGTACCACTGAATTCCGTAGTGCCTGACCGTCGCCAAGGCGGCAGCCATCCGTTCCGGGTGACCGGGGATAACGGACATGACTTGATCGTAACCGCGAAGCGCGTTCATGACCTCGATACGCACCAACTCATTCAGCGGACCGGTGTCGACGACATCAATCCTGGTGTGATTGTCCATTTGAAATCCTCTCAAGTAGAACCGTGGCCGTCCCATCTCTCAGCATCTGGGGAGTTACGCGCAATAGCCGCCACCCCAGGATGACGGCTTCGTTGTATTTTTCAAGGTCGTTCAGGTAGCCCTTCCCACGGGTATGGCGACCGGATACCCATGTCCCGCCCTCGATCTCCATGGCCAACATCCTGTCCGGCCACGCCAGATCGAAACGCCAGCGTCGCGGTGGCGCAAAGCGGAATTCCGTCACGAGCCCCGGCCACAGCTTGGCGAACGCCTTAATGTAGAGAGAATAGTCAGACACAGCGCCACGTCACCGCCGTCCTGCCCGTCTTCTTGCACCGTCTCGCCTTGTCCTTTCGGACCTTCAGTCCATCCAGATCAGATAGCCTTCTTTGAATCTGATACCGGTCAAGATCCGAGACGGATGACAGTTCCGATGCCGTTCGGCACGGGAAGTCCTTCACCAGCTTGATGACCTTCTGCTGCTGTATGTCCCGTCTGCCAGACTGGTTGATGAACGTCTCGGCGTCGTGGGACGTGGAGGGGTCGGTATTCCGGGATGCCTTGGTTCTGACTTTCATGTCTTTCTCCTGTACCAGCGTTCCGTGACAGACCACGACCTGGATGGATTCAGGACATCGTAGCATTCGAGTGACCGGACCTCCCGCCACCGATACGCTGAACCGCGTTCGTCAATGGTAGAGCGATGCCAGCCTTCCTTGTCGAGCGAAGTGGAATGGATGTCGTAGCAGACAAGATCGGCAGGCTTGACGAGCGCGTTGGCGGGGGACGACTCGGCTCTCAGTCCTGCCCATACGACCGCCGCTACCGACATCCATACCAGAACAATCAGGGAGGTTCTATTCATGACAGCCACCGCAACGTCCGCAGGGACACGATCGTCAACGTCGAGGGGATCACGAACAGTAGCGCCCAGTTCCAACCGGTGTATCGCCAGACGATCATGTAGCCAAGGAAACCGGACCCACACAGGAACGCCATCACGGCGTACAACCACAAGCGAGACAAGATGATTTTCATTGTTTTGCCCTGCATTCAATGGCGAATGTCCGAAAATCCAGGTTCAGATACGAATGTCCCGATAAACCCGCCTTCTCACATTTTCTAACTTCTGCGATGATCTGTTCGTTTGTCATTGGAACGTGATGCTCCACTCCGCATCCAGATATAAGTAAAACACAGGCTATGAGTGGCCACTTAATTCTGTTCATGGTTTTGCCTTCATGCCATCGATCTCAGCCACCCGCATTGCGTCCAGTTTTGCGCCCGTATGCACAATCTCGCCGGCCTCTTGGATTGCTTTACGGGCTTCGGCCAGCTCTTCAACCGCTCCCATGTGGTTACTGATCGCCCGGTCTCGCTGTTGGCAGGCTTCGGAAAGCTGACGTTCGAGATCAGTTATCCGTTGTTGGTATCCCGCTTCCTGCATAGCCTGGCGCATGATAGCGGGGCTTGCTTGGATGGCTTTATTTCGTGTGGACACTGATGTGCTCATTTCTTTCTCCTGTGATTTCTTTTGGAACGTGATGCTCCACTGTCAGTGATGAGCACTGATTCTGAGAGTATGTTACCGGTAAGTCAACCTCTTTTATGCGTTCACCAATCCACCGCACGGCCGTAACAGGGAAGCTATTTCCAAGGGCTTTATATTTCGGGCCATCTGCTGCTGGTTTGTTGCGAATCGTGATGTCCAAAAACCCACGAGGAAATCCCTGCAAAAATTCACATTCCGTCGGGATCAATCTTCTGACCTGATAATCGGCGTGTGCTGATCCATTTTGAGCGATAGCGGATCTCCATACTTCTTGAATCGCTGATAATGCTTTTCGCAATAGCCCAGTCCCTTCATCGGTTTGCCACAAATCTCGCATGAGCCTTTCCGCTTGTGCTCCAGACTGTGACAACTCCGACAAATACGCTCCAAGTTCATCAGCAAATTGTTCAAGTGATTTCCATCCTTGTGATGGACATCCCTCGCCGCAGGCTTCCCGCAGCGATTGCATGGCCCCTTCGGAACGAGAGACCGGGCTACCGAGTGCGCAGCAGACCACCCAACTACGGGAGAATGTCGCCGGCCGAAGTTCGCTGCCATGCATCGCCTGTCGCAGAACTTGCGAGCATTGAAGTGAATCAAGTATTCCAAGTCCCCATTCGGCGAACGCTTTCGTTCCAATTGCTTCTTGCACTCCTGACAGAAGCGTTCCGGCGTGGCTTTCTTGTGGGATGGCATCATCGTATCCTTTTTGGTTTTCATGAATGGCCACGGCCAGATGTCCGCCACCACTCTGGTGCGAACCGGAACGGCCCATGCTGCGCATCGTTGACGCAATCTCGCCGACTCCAAAACCATTTTGTCCGGATACCTTACAGTCGAAGGCAATTGGCTCATGGGCAAGCATTGGAATGAGAATTGCACCGTCACCGTCACCGTCACTTGACGGGCCTTTTCCATCCCGCGCCTTTAGTGCTGGCGAAGTGTCGGCATGCGGCACGGGAATAAACCCCCCGTCTAAATCGAAGTCGGTTCCGAGTCCGCCACCGCCTTGAGTGCGCGCGCTAATAGTGGGGGCAGGTCTTTGCCCCGCTTCGCGGCGCGGCGCAGGATGCCCCTGCAAGCGGTAGGGCTCAAGAAATAGCGGCGGTCTATCTGACCAGTTTCCAGAATCTCGGACAAGGAACACACGGCGGCGTCTTTGTGCCAGTCCGTGGTATTGCGCATCCAGTACCGTCCATTCGACGAGTCCGAGCGGACCGACTGCGACACCGGAATTGATCCATCCGCCGGCCGGTACGTCAAACTGGCACCCAGCCATTTCTCCAACCACGTCAGCAAAGTCTCGGCCGCCGTTGCTGCTGAACAGTCCTGGGACGTTCTCGATGACGACCCATCGCGGACCGATCCATTCGATGATCCGCATGGCGTCGAAAAAAAGTCCAGATCGTGTTGTGCTTCCGTCTTCATTTTTCATCCCCGCTCTTTCCCCGGCTACCGAAACGTCCTGGCATGGAAACCCGCCAACCACTAGATCGATCTTCCCGAGTACCGCTATCTGTTCGTGTGTTATTTTTGTTATGTCGCCAAGATTCGGAACGCCTGGGTAGTGGTGTCTCAATACGGCACACGGGAACGGCTCAATCTCGGCAACAGCACAACACTCCCATCCAAGCGGATACCACGCCACGCTGGCGGCTTCGATGCCTGAAAACAGGCTTAAATAGCGCATACCACACCTCCAAGCTCAGTGATGAGCACTGATTCTGAGAGTATGTTACCGGTAAGTCAACCTCTTTGGTGCCGGTGTGGTATGCTGGTTCATTGTGGTATGCTGGTTCATCTTGTGGGGACGATGTCCCGAAAGAACCGATCCCGGATTTAGGCCCGGCGCTGAAGGTAACGCCGGATAATTTGCAGGACAATCGTTATCTCATCGAGGTTAAATAAAATGCACTACAGAAACGGCAGAGAAGCAAAGAACGGCGACAAGATTGTGCAACTGGCAGGCAGCAAGATTGTTTCTTTCGGTGTGCTGCATAGCGCCGAACCCGGTAATGACTACTGCAACGGCAGTATTGCGACCATACAGCAACCAAGCGGTGCCTGTATGGTTGACTGCCTGCACGTTGACGATGTGGCCGAGATGCTGGCCGAGAAGGGCATGGACAAGCGGCCAGATGGTAAGTAAATGATGATCTGTTCATTTGTCATTGGAACGTGATGCTCCACTGTCAGTGATGAGCACTGATTCTGAGAGTATGTTACCGGTAAGTCAACCTCTTCTCCAATAATAATCCTTGACGGACTCTTCCACCCATGTCCGGTACTCCGACGGAACCTCTTCCAGCAGGGAGGCCCGTTCCTTGCGGGTGGATTTTTCGATGATGTCCTGAACGTAGTGACGGGGCCGTTTGCCAAGGCCCGCATTCCACTGCGGTTGTTCTTTCTTCTTTTTGGACTTTGCCATGCCTCACCACCTTGTTCCGGCCAGGGTTATGTATCATACTTGGCTCGCATCCTCCAACGGTGTGCGCGGCCCCGGCGCAGCGGCTCACTCCAAGGTCACCGCTATCAGGGGCAACATTTAGGGCATTCGGCCAGTCACTGCGTAGCGGGGTCTGGCCTCTTTTTTGTCCATCGCCTATTGCAATGATTCTACCGAAGGCATACCTTTACCGATATCAGAGCTGAGCCTGAGCAATCAGACCCTCTCTGAGGAACACCGCGTCTAATCCCCGGACGGGTAATGGTCGATAAACATCATCGACCAGGCTGGAATTCATGCCAGCAACCATGAAACTCTACTTGTTGACCAACCCACCGGTCAGCACGACTGGCTCAAAGCCAAGGCCACGCAACACAGAACGGTGGCAACAGAGTCAAACGGAGCATGAATCTAAATCCCACGGTGTGTGCTGGGGGTTTGGCTATGGGACAGAATGTTGTCCTATTTGATATAAAACCCTTAACAGAATCGGCAGTCAAATGACGATAAACATCATCGTCACCCGCCGATGTCCTTCGTCTCACTACACTTCCGTTCCCTCCATCCCACGGTTTCCGGGCCAACCACGCTTCATCATGGTGCCCGCTTCTGGCATGGGTTTTTTTGTTTTTGGTGAATATTTTTTTTGGGGCGGGGGAGACGGGGACGTCACTCACTATTTCCCCCCCATCGCCACCGAGTCATCATCCGGAGTACGTAGCCCGAGTACAACCCGACCGCCAATGCACGCTGATGGCACGAGGGTTTGGCAGGGAGGGTGGTTGCCAAGGGCAGGGAGCTGGTTGCCCAACTGACAGGGCTTAGGTTGACGAGTGATTAAATATTAGGCAGGGGAGGGGAGACGCTATCCCCAACGCATCCAACCAAAATCAAAGGTCAAACCGAACAGGCTAACGCCTGAGCGCCTACGGCACAATAAAAAGGGGCCTGCAGGGTAGCGGCCTTCTTTTTTGAGCGCCTCCTGGTGGTTTACACGTAACCACTAACCAATAGATTATATCTATATACCATAAAAACATTGAATAGAGATATATGTTGACAACGTATGACATTAGTAGATAATCAATATCAGTACAAACAGACCTTGGAGGTCAAAAATGAACACCCAAAAAGAAGTTAAAGTGAGAAAAAACACTATTTATGGTCCGGGAATTGTCACGAAATACATTTCCCCTAGCAATATGAGAGGCGCTCGCATTAAAGCGTATCGAAGTGTCTTTCCAAAATTAAACAAGACTTATTCTTACCCGTATGAATTAAGCGGGAGTGATGCCCACGAAGCTGTTGCACAAGAGTTCATGCAACACCTTGGCTGGACCGGCACACTTTCCGGGGCTGAAACGGATACGGGTTACTTTTTTATTGTGTCAGTACAGGAAGTAACCGGATAGCACGACAGACTTTTACTGACCTTGGAGGTCAAAATGATCGTGAACAAAAAAGAGTTTGCCTCAGCGGTACAGGCCATCACGTGCCCGGTTGTCCCGGCCTATGTGCCGGACCCACGTCTAGTGTCCCAGATCAGGGCCGCGATAGAGCGTCACAAGTTGCAGCCGCTACAGCGGGCTGTGCGTGCCGCGCGGGAGGTCTTGTGATGCGCCCCGGACTGGTGTTGATCGGGTGCGCAGCCGCTGTGGCAGTGATTGCGTGGACGGACGGCCAAGACCTGGAGCAAGCCTGGGCCTGCAACACCGATGCGGAGTGCGAACAGGAGAGTCAGGCGCACGAGCGTGGCGAGCTATGCTTGCGCCTGCCAAGGGCGGGTACTCTGGCCTGCTACCAGCCTGATAGGGACTGAGACTGATTTAACGACAACGACAACGACCTTGGAGGTCACTTGGACACATTAAAACTAGTATCAGACTGCTTGGCGGCCGGCATCACGCCGCTACTTATCGGTCCCCCTGGTGTGGGGAAAACCGCAATTCTGGAACAGGCCGCCGTGCTGCATCACCGGGCCTGCATCACGCTGCACGCACCCTCGCTGGATAGCGCGGACGTGGGCGGCCTGCACGTGCCCGACCTTAACACCAAGCGCCTACAGCGCCTGTTGATCGGGGATATTGCCGACGTTGTTGCTGCAACCACGCCGACCCTACTGATAGTCGATGAGATTGGTCAGGCGTCGCCGTCCGTGCAGGCGGCAATCTCGCCGTTACTGTACTCCCGGCGGATTGGCGAGTTTGCCCTGCCGGATTGCGTGGCCGTGGCGGGGGCGACCAATCGCCGGGAGGATCGTGCGGGGGCGGGTGCAGTCCTGTCGCACCTGATCTCGCGCTGCGCGGTGTATAACGTACAGGCCGACCTCCAGCAGTGGCTGGCGTGGGCGGTGCCGGAGGGGGTCCACGAGCTGGTGGTCGGTTTTTTGCGGTTCCGGACGCCGTTGCTACACCAATTTGATCCACAGGTTGACGCCACCCGGCCCTATGCCTGCCCCCGGTCGTGGGCGCAGGCATCCCGACTGCTCCTGAGCGGCGCGCAGGTTGGCCGTGATCACCTGTCCGGGATTGTGGGGGAGGCGGCGGCGACAGAGTTTACCGCGTATGCGGCGATTGCCAGCGGTCTGCCGGATATCGACAAGCTGCTGGCCGACCCCGAGTCGATAAAAAAACCGACATCACCCAGCGCCTGTTACGCGCTCGCGGCGTCGCTCGCGTGGCGGGCGTCGGACGTGGCGCATCGGTCGGAGGTACTGCGCGCAGCGGACCGGTTGCATAAAATTGGGCTGGGCGAGTACGCGGCGCTAGTGTTGCGCGACGCAATCGCCAAAAATCCGGGTCTAGTTCTGTCACAGGAATGGTCGGCGCTAGCGTCTGGCCCGCTCGGCAAGCTGGTGATTGGATGAGCGCCGCGACTATCGCGACAGTAGCGGCGGCACGCACGCGGCTGGTGCTAGATCATCCGTGGTGGTCGGCGCTGGCTCTACGATTATATCCTGTTCTGTTGGCCGACGGCCACGACCTACATCTACAGACCGCCTGTACGGACGGCGCGCACTTGTGGATTAGGCCGGCGTGGTGGTTGGCGCTATCGCCCGCCGAGCGGGTCGGCGTACTGATCCATGAGTCGTTGCACTGTGGTCTACTCCATCACCTACGCCGTGGGTCGCGTGATCCACGGCGCTGGAATATCGCGGCGGACCATGCGATCAATCTGATCCTGCTGGCGGCCGGGGTGACGCTCCCATCTAGTGCCCTCGCTGACCCCGGTTACGAGGGATTAAGCGCGGAAGAAATCTATGCGCTATTGCCTGAGGATTGCGGCGGCGGCGCGTCTTGCGGCGAGGTCTCGGACGGCAAGAGTGAGGCCGGCGAGGGTGAGGCCGGCGTGTGGCGCGAGGCAACGGCGGCGGTATTGGGCGATTTGGCGCGCGCCGGAAAATTGTCGGGATCGGCTGAAGAGGCGCTGACCGCCGCGCTAGCTCCCACGATCCCGTGGCGCGAGTTATTGGCACACCATTTGACCCGTGCCGCCGGGGCAGAGGATACCACATGGGCGCGACTGGCGCGGCGGGGTCTGGCACGCGGTGAACTGCGGCCTGCCACATACGCCAACGCGTGCGGGCCGCTGGTAATTTGCGTTGATACCAGCGGGAGCATGGACCTTGAAACAATATCCACGGCTATCGAGGAGGCCCGCGCATGTGTTGACCAGTGCCGACCCACCCAGACCGTTGTGATTTACGCGGACGCCCGCGTACAGCGCGTTGATACGATTGCACCAGGCGAGCACTACGCGGTTACGAGCGTCCCTGGGCGCGGCGGCACGGATTTTGCCCCTGCGCTCCTGGCATCAGAACAGTACGATCCGGTGGCAATTATCTACGTCACGGACGGGCAGGGCGCGTACCCAAAAAATTACCCAGACGCCGAAATAATCTGGCTATTCACTGCCGCCGGCGTAGCGGCAGTCGGCACAACAATCTACTTACCAACGATAGGAGCATCAAAATGACCATGAACACGAACATTGCAACACACATTCAGAGCTTAGCCGTAGCGGCCGCGACGCAGGGCCGCCAAGTTTTCATCATTGGCTCGCGCCAACAGTGGCACGGAAGTGTGAGCTATGTAGACGAGACATGCATCGTACTGTCTGACGCCGTTGCGGCGTACCAGACTGGCGATTTGTCGCCGTCTGAGAAAAATATTGACCAGTGGCAGGACGTTCCGCTCGGCATAATTATTGTGCCCATGAGCGCTGTAGATGCCGTAATTGCCGGCAAAGCACGGCCAAAAAAATAACGCGGGGGCAACCGTGAGCTTTACGGCTATTTGGTATAGCGATGCTGGTATGGTCGGCGGGGTCGTCGGCTGGGCCGTCGGCGAGATCGGGGGCTGGGCCGTCGGCTGGGTCGGCGTGGCCGGTGGGGTCGGCGAGGTCGGCAAGGTCGGGAGGGTCGGGGGCTG